CCCTGCAGTTGTTGGTATCACGTGATTGTGCTCTAGCAATTTTATTCTTATCAACAAATTGGAGAGCAGCACTGCTTTTGATAATAGCCACAGCTTTGTTATACTTTATGACAGATGGAACTTCAGCGACAAGGTTTCTTATGTTCCTAGTATCAATGTTTAAGCAAGACTCAAGAGATGAAAGTATCTTTTCTCTAATTTGTGTTGTTAATGGGTCTTTAGCAAATTCAACATCTAGTTTAGAGCTCTCTACAAGATTGCGTGCTATTGAGAGACCAGATGTGTCCTTTATGTATGTCTGTAGAAAACTTCCTGTTAGTAGAGTCTTCCTTGCGTCCTTAGGTGTCTTTAACTTGCTGAAAACAGTCATTGCAATGGCATTTGCATTAGATGGATACCTTCCTCGTATGCATTCTAGGTCAGCAGCAAATTCAGAGAATGAATCAATACTACTCACAATCCCTGATTCACTAATAGAAGAAACCCTAAATCCACCTGCACAGTTAGGTATAACTGTCAAGCAAGCAAGGGTCGATGAGCTAACTCTCCTATTGAGTCTCCGGAGGGTAGTCATGGCCATCATTGTTTTGACCAACATTGATGGATAGTGCGGCCCACTTGCTTTCACAACTGCACTGCACTGAGCATCCCAAAGCATAACCTTATCATTAACTGTTTCCAATCCTGAGGACTGTTTACGTTTTCCGATGCTCATCACTTCCTTAAGCCAAGTAGGAATAAGCATACCTTCATCACCATAAAGGCCTAGATATTCCATTATGTCAGGTGAGACCACAGTTTTATCAAGATGGAATATCAATCCGTACCTCTTGAATGCCTCTTTGATCTTGTTTGTCTTGATTCTTGCTTCAACCTTGTCTCCATCTATATATAACCTGAGGAGTCCATCGTCACTATAGACAGCTAAAACTCCCTGAACACCAGTTGATGACGTTGCAATATCCATAACCACCTTCATAGCAAGGGTCCATAAGAAGTTAAGGAACCCCTCAAAGCCTCCTCTGACACCTGCTTTATAACCCATGAAACCCCTAGTGTTGTGGAATACAACTGCTGCCCTGAAAAACACATCAATTCTCCCCATCCAATTTTCGCCTGATATCTCACTCATTATTTTACCCAGAATCCTCACTAATGCCTGAGGGAATTTCTTAGAAAACTCACTCATATCGAATGAAATGTATAGCACCTCCC